TCTGACCGTGCCTTTGAAGAAGAAGTTCTCTTCACTGGTTTCGGCACCGCTCCTACTAAAGGAGAGGGTGCATCGGTTTCTTATGATGACGCACAGGAAAGCTACACGGCCCGTTACACAGCGGAAACCGTTGCTCTTGCCTTTGCTGTCACTGAAGAAGCGATGGAAGATAATCTTTATGACACGTTCGCTAAACTACGTGCAAAAGGTCTTGCCCGTGCAATGGCGAACACCAAGCAGGTGAAAGCCGCTAACATCTACAACAATGGTTTCTCTGATACTATTGGTGATGGTGCTGCGTTCTTCTCCGCTTCTCACCCAACGATTTCTGATGGCAACCAGTCCAACCTTCTTGGTGCGGCTGACCTGTCAGAAGCAACTCTTGAAACTGCGCTTACCTCCATTCAGAAGATCAAGGATGATCGTGGTATTCTGATTGGTGCAAGTGCTGTTTCTCTGCATATCCCGGTTGATTACTGGGCGGTTGCAGATCGTGTTCTTTCGTCTCCCGGTAACACTCAGACGAGTGCTGCTGATGCGAACCCGAACACGAACGCCATCAACGCAACCCGTCACATGGGCATGGTTCCTGAAGGTTACTTCATTAACCGTCGCTTTACTGATACGGATGCATGGTTTGTTAAAACGGATGTACCAAACGGCACGAAGATGTTTGTGCGGTCGCCGCTTCAGACCAAGATGGAACCGGACTTCGACACCGGCAACCTTCGGTTCAAGGCCCGTGAGCGTTACAGCTTCGGCGTCTCGGATTGGCGTGGCTGGTTTGGTAGTGCTGGTTAATCAGCAAAATAAGGGAGGGTGGCTTCGGCCACTCTCTTCTTATTCTTAAAGGAGAAATAAATGGCTACAAATATTAAAGTTGCAATAGCTACTGGTGATGCCGTTCTTAAATATGTTGAAGATGATACGACTGTAGGGAGCAATGGAACTGCTGATGCTAATATTCCAAGCACCACTCGCATCATGGCTATTCATGCATTGGCAACAGCGGCTGGTTCCTATTCAATTAAGGGCCAACGTCAGATTACAAATAAGACTGCTGAAGGTACAGCTATTAAGTTTCAGGTAGCAGCTAACGAAGCCAGTGATATCTATATCGGGGATATGGGTGTTGCGGTATATGGTGTGGTCAGTGTTTCTGGTCCCACTGATGGTTGCGTTCTAACTGCTATGCTTGGCTAGTCATGCCTAACTATGCATACTTAAAAACAGACCTAATTAATACGACCGAAAATGATTCAACGGAGTTTGCCACGCAAATTCCTTACTTCATTACCAAAGCAGAATTTCGTATTACAAAAGACCTTGATGATGTAGGTCTGGATGAATTTACGACTGTTTCAGTTTCATCAGGGAATGCAGGTGCCGTTCCGCTGAATGATCGTGTACGCATTGTTCGTAACGTAAACTATACTGTAAGTACAGGAACCACTGTAACTAATTTGCTGCAACGTACCACTGAGTATGCAAATGATTACTGGCCTGTAAGTGCATCCACAGGCACTCCCAGATATTATTCACGGCGTACTAACTCCAGCATTAAGATAGTACCCACACCAGTTTCGGCAACCACTGTTGAAATACAGACGGCATCACAGCCGCTTGCACTGGCATCGGCTACAGGCACAAGTGTTACAACCAGTAACTACTTTAGTGAATACTGTTATAATGCCTTATTTTATGGTTGTCTCATAGAAGCCACCATGTACATGAAGGATTGGGAAACTCTTCAGGTATGGCAAACAGAATATCAAAACGCAATTCAAACTCTTCGTAATCAGGCTCGCAGAACTAGACAGGATGATATGGAAGTTGCAGCCTCTCCTGCTGGCGGTCCTAATACAATCACACAAGCAGGATCATAAGGAGCAAGCTAATGTCAAATAAAAGGAATAATAAAAAAGTTTCTAAAACTGCTGCACAAGATATGGAAGATGCATATCAAATGGAATCAGGATATAATTTAGCTATGATAAACGAGGAACTTTTAACGCCAGAAATTAGAAAAAAACTAGAACTTATGCAAGACTTTATTCCTGAATCTGCGGGTAAAAGAGCAGGAAGAAAGTTATATAAACAAAGAAAAAGTAAAAATCGTGAAGCACAGACAGATGATGAAAAGAAACTTAAAGCTGCTTTAAAAGTAATTGCACAAAATAAAAAGAATAATAAAAAACCTAAACCGTCACCAGATTATACTAAAGGTCTTCCTGATAGAGAAATGGAAATTAAAATGGGCGTTCCTAATCAAAAATATATGGATGCCACTTCAACAGATGCAGAAGGACCAACAAAAAAGAAAAAATATGGCGGTAAGATAAACTATCGTATGGGTGGTGGTCAAGTAGTTGACTCTAGTTATGACTAATCGCTCCAGTATTAGGAAACAAGTTACTCGCCCCGGTAAGAAAAAAGTTAAGAAAGTAATGGGCGAATATAAGAAGGGAAAACTTAAACTTCCCTCTGGTAAAAAAGTTAAGAATCG